CCATAATTTGTTGATTTGCCCTTAATGTACTAGCAGACGTAACAGTAATTGAAGTTGCTGAAGCATCTGATACAGCACCATTTAAAGTAGTGTTAACAACAGTAGATTGCTCATCAAATGCTGTGTTACAACTATGTAACTCTGTAAAAGATACTGCACTACGATAGTAAATATTATTCACCATTGATATATTGGAAGGTACATCATATCGCATACTTGATCCATCAGCATGTAAACTGAGATTCTCTATCGAATCATAAACTAACCCTGTAGCCTCCATAATAGACTGATTAATAAAGTCGTGTATTTTTGTAGGCGTATAAGGCTCACTCCATAATTCATATTCATCACCACTAGCTACTGTGAAGCTAGCATTTTGTTGAAACTGAATAGTATTATTACTAGCTGTATAATCATTAACATATTGTGTGGTTTGAGAACTGTCACTAGCATCAGTAACTAAGGCTAGTTTACCAATATACTCATCATCTCCACCTCTAAAAGTATTAACATCTATCAGGGTATTGTTAGTACCCCCTGTAGCTGTTCCTACTTTCAAAGCACCTAGTCTATAACCTATAGATTGCCTAAGTTGTTTCCTTGTCCTTGCTTGTATCGGCATTATTAATCTCCTGCAATTCTATTACAGTTCTTTTTAAAGCTGATACTTGGAGCTTGAGATTAGTATTTACAGCTATCTCTGCCCTAAGTAACTCAGCATAATCATCTTGTGTAATATTAATTTCAGTATTATTTGCGACCATTACATACTCCAATATAGTCTATTACTCGTACTCTCATCACGTTTAGCACGATATTTTCTAAATTCTTCTACTGCCTTACCTATTTCTTTTTTCTGTTCAGGTGTAGGTTTCTTTTTAATATCAAGACCTCTACATTCCTTAATAAAATTCTCCAATGCTTGAGCTGCCATATCTTCTACATGAGCTATGGAAACGTCAGAGTCAGTAGGGATTTTTACTAATTGCCTTCTGTCTGTAACAGGGTCATGAAATTGAAACTCATGTATTGTTATGGACACCCCAGAATAACTAGGCTGAGTCTCCCCAACATAAGTTGATCCTTTAGGTGTCCATAATTCAACCATTTAATTAAGCCCTAATATTTAACATACACCACTGGTTGTCTGAGTCTACAGCAGGTATACCCATAGCAATACCAATGTTAGCTAAATCAGCTTCATCTGAATAGTCAGTTCTTTCTGCTTCTCCAGATTCACCTGATGCTTGAGACACTGTTAATGCATCACCAACAATACCTACTTGAGCACCGAGTCTTACAGAAGCAGGACCAGATGTTTGTATCCAACAGAAGTAATCTGCTGTTACTGGAGCAGTAGTTACACCAAGAACTCCAGTAGTCATAGTTCCGTCACCATCAATAATCTTTACATCTTTGTAAGGATTATACATAAGACCAAAAAGTGAAGAAGTTGTTAATGCTGTCTTTATCCCATCTGGCTCGTCAACAGTGATTGAGAGTCCAGTTGCACTAGATACAGCAGTATTAGACTTAACTTTATAAGTCTCACCCTGTCCTGGTCCATCATTAAAATAGACGTATCCACCTTTATATTGATCTTTAGTTACAGTGAGAGAAGTTCCACTAGTGAAACTAGTTGCTCCTGCTGAAGTAGCAGTAGCAGCTAAGTCCATGTCATGAGCTGCAACAGCAGCAATACCATCTACTAAGTAACCACCATGGTCAATAGCTGTACCACTATTCTCAGCATAGTAAAACACTCTGCCGTCTGGAAGTGTACCTCTAGTTCCTAATACATGTTTTTGCTCTGAAGTTTCTACTTTCTCCATTCCATATGATAAGTTTACTGTTAATGGAAATGCCATTTCAAACCTCCTTTTAAGGTTTATATCTTTTGAACAGGCTCAAAGTCCTGCGACCTCCGTTAGTTAGGTTAAGAGTTCTGGAAGCCACGGAAATCTTTACAACTTCCAGAACCCTATTAAGCTATTACTTTACGGATGAGTCTTCGACTTATGTGCTTTTAGCTTTGAAATAAGACCAGGTTTAGCCTTAGCTTCAACAACAACACCACATATGCTACAAGATTCCTGAAAAACCTCTGGCTTTTCGTTATCCTTTTTAAAAGTCTCACCACACCATTGACAGCTACATTCAGAACCAGGCTTCCAAGGAAATAGTCCAATCTTAGCTTTCTTGAGTACATAGTCTGGGTTACCAGGAACTTGCCTTACAGCAGTACCAACCCCTTGTGATATTTCACCACCTACAGTTAGGCTAGCCTTGTGTCTGTACAGTGTAGTCTTGGGTTGCCATTCATCTATGTAATCCATAGTAAAGCCACTATTGGCTAATTCTACTCTTTGTGCATTTCGTTCTGTTATACCTGCCATTTTATGCTCCTATTATGAAGTTGCTAAGTCACCAATCTCAAATTGTACTGCTGCCCCTCTGGAATCATCTAACTCGAAAACTCCATAATCACTTACCATGACAACCTCTGTTGCACGAAGTGACGCATCTCTTTGACGTTCAGTTCTAGTTTCAACACTAGTAAGTGCAGCCATAGCTGTTTTGTCAGCTATAACCCCATAACCAGAATCAACACTGGAAACTTTATCAATGTTACCATCTTCAAAAATAGGTACGCCATTAATTGGTCGTAACCCACTATAGAAGTTAGATAGCAAGTCTGCACTCCATCCACTTGTGATTTCTGCATTGTTACCAGCAGTCGTAGCTGCTTCTTTTGAAAGGTTAGCTACAGCATTTGGATGATGAAGTATATACAACTGTGATCCAAATTTGTTAGCTTTAGCATTGGATATGATAGCATGTGTATTTGCAGCAGACATACTTCTTCCATCTGCTCCAAGTACTGTACCACCATTAAGATTTGGATACAAAGCTATTACGTCTGTATCTTTCTTTCTAGCCATACCATCACCAAGCTGTCTACCGATCATTGAGAAAACATTGTCGGCTGCTTGTCGTACTAACTTGTCAGTTAATATAACTTTAGCTCCAACTTCTGATGCTGTTAAGTCAACAGTAGTCATACCAATTTCTTCTTCGTCAATGATGTCTTGTCCGTCAACTAAGTCAGACATTGACATTTGTCCTACTTTAGGAACTGTTACCTGCTTTGCACCTTTAGGCAAACTAAATTGTTCTATAAGGGCTAAAGCTGGTGCGTTATGCTCTTCTGTGTATCGAGCAGAACTAATTATTATTTTCTGGGCATTTTCTAAATTCCCAGTTGTGGCTGTCTGTGCCATAATTTACCTCACTTGTTATTATTTAAATTGTTTTTATCAACCTAAACCAGCAGCCCTTCGTGCTGCTGCCGATGCTTGCTCGGAACGATCTCCTTGATTGTACCTCTCAAGCCACCTATCCTGGTCATTAGAAGCAGCAGGAGTACTTTGATTATCATCAAAACTCTGCGAAGGAACTAGCTTTGCCCTCAGCTCTGCTATTTCTGCATCCTTGTCTCTATCAGACTTGATACGTTTCGCAGCTTCTTCCATGCTCTCAGGAGTGGTGTGTTTACGCAACTCAGATAGGTCTGCTAATTGCAGACCATATGTTTTAGCAAAATGTTCTGCTGCATTGGCTTGACCTTGTAAAAATCTTTCCCTTTGCAGCCCTTCTTGCTGAATTTTTGATATGTTACTCTGGGTAGCAGCCCAATCTTCAGCTAATTGAGTAGCCTGTTCTGGCAAATAGCCAGCACCCTCTAATTGAGTACGATAAGATTCCTTTTGTTGACTCAACTCTGCCTGCTGTTGCTGTGCTCTATATTGAATATTCTGTTGTTCAATTTCCTGTATTCGCTTCTCCAAATCATCAACTGGAGGTTGTGCTACAGGAGTCTCAGCAGCAGGGGGAGGTGACTCAACAGAAGGCTGTTCAGTACCTTCTGATGTAGAAGCAGTGTCTGGATCGGTAGATGGCGATGCATCTGCCTCAGACTCACTATTACTACCATCAGGTGGTGTATCCACATCATTAAACTGATCAGTGACATCCACAGTAGTATTAATAGGATTTTCTATAGGTTGTTGTTCTGGTTGTTCTGCCTTATTTACCATTATGTACCTCTACTTTTATAATTTGCTATTACTATTATACAATAAATTTATTCATACATCTTAGAATAATAAGCCCTACCTTCTCTAGTTATAGGACTTCTATAATAATCCTCACCATGCCAAAAAATCAACGTAGTTTCAAGAATAGCCTTGCCATCATTAGCTAAAGCATCCTGTATAATCATGTTTCTCCTCATAACATTACGCCTATTAACCATAGTTTTGATGTAACGATTAGTCTCCCTGAGTCTAGACTTAGTTATACTATCTGCATTCAAATACTCATCCCACATAGACTGGAATCGTTCAGCACCTTGTTGTAACCCAGGATACAACTCCATAACATCTCTACCAACATTCCAATAAGTAGACATTAATCTCCTTGCCTGATAATAACTCTTAACAGTGTCGGAATCATTAGCCTCTCTTCGTCTAATGAAGTTAGCATAAACCTCATCACCCTTTGCCTCAGAAGAAACCCTAAGAGCATCAACATACTCATCTAAAGCCGAGAAATACCTATTCCATTCAACATTAGTAGGATCATCACTAGGTGGCTCGATAGCATAATAACCAGCTAGAGCAACATCAGCAGCATCTCGCATGTCAGCAATATTACCAGCTATTGTATTTATAGACTGATAATAAGCCTCTCTAGCCTCTTTAGGCTGTGAATAAATAGAACCTGGATATTCCTCTGAAAGGCGATCAATATCATGCCTGTAAAGAGCCCAGTTAGCAGAACGACTTTCTATCCATTCTTTAGGAGTCATTCCATTACCTCTACCCTTAGACAAGAATAAAGATAACTGATCATCATCTTTGTCCTGTTTGAATTTAATAGCCTGCCTGTCCTTAGCAGCCTGCTTGCCTGCCTTATAGGTAGCATCCTGATCTATATCAGGAAAAGCCTTTTGAGTCTCAGACCTAGCCAATTCCCTTAAACCACCACCTCTTTGTGGATAATAAGATCGTTTTAAAGCATCATAAATAGGAGTGGTTGATTCAGCTTCTTTCATTTCCTTCCGAAATTCAGCATAATCCTCTTCAGATAAAGAAGCTATAAATTCCTTTCGTTCAGTAGGAGTCATGTTTTGCCTAAACTCCTTCACATGCTGCTGCATTGGCCTAGGCTCTATACCCCTAAGATGTCTGAAAACGTCTATGCCCTTGTCAGTCATGCTTAACGATTCCCTACCAATAGTGCCAAATATGTTCTCATATAAATGTTCTAACCTCTGAGGACTAGTAACCAATTCTTCAAAAAACTCAGGTACTGGTAACCCATCAGGCAATACATCATCAATAGCACCAGCTAAGTTCCTAGCTGTTTTAGATGTATACTTGCTATACTGCTCTTCTGGAGGTAACTCCTGTAAATCAGGATCAACTATATCTCTATCAAAATACCTATCTCTTCCAGTAAACTCCTCAAGTGCCACATTAGCAATCTCTGGCAATGGAATTATATTATCCACATCCAACGGACTTGTGCTCCTACCAAGCTCACTGAAAAACTTAGCTTTATCCATAGGCACATCTTCGTCAGTAGCCTCATCAATAAACGTAGCAGTTTGAAATAACATATTCCACTCACGTAATTTATGAGGAGCAACAATATAATTAGGCTTCGGTCTTCCTGTAACAGGGTCTATAATAACATCCCCATTCTCATCTTTATCAGGAGGCAACATAAATATCAAGGAATTATATCGGATATAAGAAGGGATGTCGTAATACAATGGGGTTCCATTAAACTCAAATTGCTTGTTCCATTGATTCTGTATCAACATGTATGTACTCAATGCAGCCCCCATACGTAACGCTGCAGCTTTAGGTCCTCCAGACACATCATCGAACACCCTACCAGTAACCCCAGTAGAACGCTTACCCAATGCACCTAAACTCAAGATTCTAGTAGCTTCATTTATATAATGATCCATCTGTTCAGTAGGGCTCCCCCATTCAAATACATCTTCTCCTCCTTTTCTCCCTGGCTTTCCCATTGCTCCCCTAACCCTTGGTTTGATTACTGGAAATAAATTAACCCCTAATGATCTAAACGGCATTTTTACAGCCTCCATAGATGCATTTAAAAACAAAAAGTATTCATTCCACTTTCGTATTTGCTCTCCACCCCTAGCAAAGTCCAGTGATGCTTCTATTCCATTAGACGCAGCCCTTTGAAACTCCACAGACTGTGCAAAGCCCTTAGAATTAGTATCTATTATCGATGTATCCACCCTTCTGCCATCAACGTCATATACCCTTCTCCAACCTTCTCTCATTTCTCTGTTAAAATCACCTAAGGAAAGTTCATTAAATAATCTGTCATATTCTTTCTTTCCTATTTGTTTAATCAATGACTTCTTAGCAACAGCCAATCTAGGTGCTTGTTCTATAGCAGAACCAAAAGCAGGGGCAACATTTCTTACCTTGTCCCATACGCTTTTGTTTAATATTCCAGCTATATCATTCAGCTTCATAGTATCCTCAATTAGCACTGCACCTGTTTGCTTCTTCGCAGCTAATTGTTCCTGTATCCGTTTTATCTGCCTGTTCTGGTAGAAATTTCCACCCAATCCAGCAGACTCCTGCATTGAAGTAGCCAACCTATCCTCAATATTGAACGCAGCTTTAGTAACACTTTTAATAATAGCTGCCCCTGATTTATGGATGCCTACGCCTGCTCTGAGTTGAATCGTAAGGGAGTCAATTATTCCATTCTTTACAGCAAACACAGGGTTTTGTGAAGTATACACAGACCTAAAGAATCCATTAGCAGCTTTAAGTATATGCTGGGCCTCCCATTCCGACCTTAACGCCATTCCACCAGGACCATTCAAACTATCCCATAATACTTTAGGGATAGCCTTTCCTTTCGCATCACCAAAAACGACAATCCTGCCATCTTTAGAATAGGAGAGATATCCAGACTTCATCTTTTCATCATATAAAGGCTTGGCAACCTCTTTACCTTTAGCCGTCTTATATATAGAACGAACTTGCTTCCCTGTAACTGGGTCTATCTTAAAAAATTGATCCGTCACTTCCTTTAGGTTTAACTCTTCAGGAATCCCAGAATTTATGAACTGTCTCATTATTTTGTTTTTACCTATATTCAATTGATTCTTTATCAACTCCTGCCCAAGCACCTCGTCTATTGGAGGTAACGCTTTTCTCTGAGAACTATGTTGTGACAAGTTATATATTTCCCTGTCCAATAGACTCAGATTACCTTTTCTTCCTGCATAATTCTTTATAGCTACATATTCCTCACTAAGCCTGTTATCTAATACCTTAGTAGGGCTATAAAACTTCCATTTCCTGAAGTTCTCATAATCAGCAGGACTGATTATACCCTCCCTCAATAACCCAACCCTTTCCTCAGCATACATCTTGGATGTCCTCAACATGCCCTTCCTCGCAGCATCTATCTGGGCCTGAGAATACAAATCGCCAGTAACATCATTAGTTTGTTGTAGCCACCAATTGTTATCGTCCCAATTTCGTAGCATATCAATATCAGCATCGAGCTGACTTTGCCCCTTTGCCTTGATCCCTATATGTTTGTAAGCATTACCATCCGTATGCTTTAAACCTGTTTTCTTATCAAAATATTGAGGTACGGAGAAATTCTTTGCTAAGTCTTCCCCTTCAGCCGTAGCGATTTTTTTTGCATTACCATAATGTCTCAACCAAACTTTAGCAAAAAGTCTTTTCTCTATATCTGATGTAGCAATACCAACCTGAAGCAACGGCTGTATCTCTGATACGTGAAAATTAATCCATCTATCCCCACCACGAGCAGAAGCAGACCCTGTCACCCTAGGAATCAAGTCTCCCAAAGAGACTATCTTCTTTGCTAAATACTGGCTTCCAAAAGCAGTCGCAGACCCAGGATGGCCTGCTCTGTTTCTTGCAGCTTCTGATAAATAATCCTGTAATATCCTAGTACCAAACTGTCCATCCCACCACTTCATTATATTAGTAACGAATACATCAGCAGTATGAGCAGGAAACTTCTTTGTAACACTCTTGACTGCATTATCTATCTTTTCAGCAGCAGTTTTACCGACCATCTTGTTAGCAGTGTTACGTATAGCCCCAGACCTAACAGCATTTCTAATCGCATCTATTCCTGTATTGAATGGAGTTTCCACATTATTACCAAATCCATCTCTAACGGACTTGTAAACTCTATACCCCATATCAGCTTCTCTAGGATTTTGTAACGAAATATATTCATCCTTGAACCAATTCTCTCCTTCTCTACCATATAGTCTAGCCTCACTAGCAGCAAAAGCCTCGTCAACATCCATCTCTGGGCTTTCGTTAAACACATCATTAGCTTCCCTCCTTATTGCTGAAGCATCTCTGGTATCTGGCAAAGAATTATACCTACCAGGGCCAACATCTGGAACTTCCATTCCTATTTGCCTTAAAACATCTCGTTCAAGTGCCCCTCCTACCTTCATGGCCACATCAGGGTCAGTAGGTATTTCTTCATAAACAGGAGTGTCCTTAAGTCTCTCAATATCAGCATCCACACGAACAACCTTGTCATAATCTTCAGAAGTCCAGGTTTGTTTAGCCTTTCTACCTGCCTCAATAGCCTTAGCTTTAGCAGCATTAGGCACAAGTTGCATATTACTTATATTTAAGTCATCGAAACCCCTGCCAAACTTTTTGATATGACCCCTTATAATATCAG